AGCTGGTCTGTGGGTACGCCGCGTCTTGCACAATGCTGATTTCCACCAACTTTGCGCGCTTCACGGTGCGTTCATTTCGCTTGGCGTTCCATGAGTCCTCCTCGACGAAGAAGCCAAAGGACATCTCGCCGCTGAGGTCGCCGCGCTCGAGCAGCGCGCGCACGTCATTGCCGAGCGTTGTCTCAGGCAGTGACGCGCTGAACTGCAGGCCGCTGCGATCGCTCTTCAGCGTCAGCGTGCCCGAGCGTGTGCGCGCCAGCGGCATCTTGGAGTCGTGGTTGTAGAGAAGTTTGACGTCGGCCTTCTCCTCGAGCGTTTGGCGGAACGCACCCGGCGCGATCCGCTCGACGAACGAGCGGCCATGCTCGACGATTTCGCTCGACTGTTCGTTGTACACAGCCGCGTAGCCGGCGAGCGTGCGCCCGTCGAGAGACTGCTCGGTGGCCTCGATGCTGCGCCTAGAAATCATTGGGTGTCCCTTCCTGCGCCGACGTGTCGGTGCCGATGTTCGTGGCACCGCCGCCCGCGCCCATGTTCAGCGCAAGCACCGGATCATCTAGACCTTCGAGCGGTTCCATGTCGAGCCAGCCGCGGGCTTCGTTCCGCGTGATGATGCCGCTCTCGACTCCGGTGCGGAGCGCAGCCATTTGCTCGGCGAGCGATGGGCGCATGATCGAGTCCGCATCATGCGCGATGCGCGTGAGCGGAGAGAGCAACTTCGTGGATATCTCGTGTTCCCAAGCCGCGAACCAGTGCGCGAGGCATGCCTCGACGTACATGCGCCCGAGCCATTCCATCGAGCCGTACGGCTGCGAGGAGTGCTCAGCGAGGTACGAAACGGGTACACCGAAGATTCGGGACACGTCGTGCACGGAATACTTCCGTGCCATGTCGATGCCGCTTTGCTCGATCGCGCTCGCGATGCGCTCGACGCGCATGCCTTCGTGCAACACGATCGGCTTGCCAGCGTTTGTTGCGCCCGCGTGGTTCGCAATGAAAGCCTCGCTCAGTTTCTGCCGCGCTTCCTGAGACATCGAGCCGGGATGCACGAAAGCCAACTTCGCTTGGCCGCCGTTCTCCATCGCTTTGAGTTGTGCCTGTTCCTGCGCGATGGCCGTCGTGATCGCGGTGCGGCACAGCTTCACAGGCGACTCGCCCCACAATCCGTTCAAGCCTGGCGTGCGAAGGTGCAGCACCTGTTCCGGTGGCAGCGCTCCGTAGTCGCGCGTGTTGTAGACAGGCTCGCGGCCTGTGAGGTCGAGAGATACGGAGTCGATCTGCAGCGGCATCAGCTCGAGCAACTCGCCGCCGATGGTGCGATTGATGAGCGCAAATGAGTTGCCGAGCAACGCGGCCTGCAGCGTCATGGTGCGACGCAACTCGAAGCCGGACATCCATCGGTTCGGAGATCGAAGCAGGGCGTCCACCGTTGGATCCTGCACGGTGAGCGGCACGCGCGCGACGTCGTTGGAGATGAGCGTGACCGCGCGGAAGACCGGCGCGTGTTGGATAGCGCTCGTTGCCGTCACGAATGGCACAGCACCGCTCGTGTCCATTTGGATCACGCCGTGCATCGGCCAGTAGCCGAGCCAACGTTGCAACATGCTCCTGAGCATGCGCGAATGTTGGCACTCGACTTGGGTGCAGATTGCACCTAAACACGCTTAGATGAAAGATTCCGTTTCGTAGGAACTGGCGCGCTTGCCGCCCCATACGTGCACCGCGATCACTCCGGCCACGAGCGGATCGAGCACGCAGTGTTCACGCGATTTGACCGGGCGCACGTTGCCGTTTCGATCGGTCTGCGCGTGCGCCTCAGCACACGATCGCCGCATGATCGGATCATCACCGATCACGAGTTGGCCGCCAGCCCACAGATTCTGCCACAGCTGACAGCCGGGGCCGAACGTTGAGATACCCATGCGGTAGGTGATGAGCGGCACCCCGTCTTGGGTGAGTTGCTCAGCGAGGTACTTCGACCCCCAGGCGTCGTAGCCAACGGCGCGAATCTCGAAGAGATCGCGCAGTTGCAGCAAGCGCTGCCGGATGGATTCGTAGTCGATCTCGCGCCCCGGCGTCAGGGTGAGTTTCCGCTCGGCAGCCCACACCCGGACGGGCATCCGGTAGTCCAACTCCCGCTGCGCGACGTCCTGCGCAGGCCACCAGTAGTGGCCCTGCAGCGCCACCCGGCCATCCTCCATGGGGACGCACACAACGAGTGCGGACATGTCGAGGCTCTTGGAGAGGTCGAGGCCGAGCCATGCAGGGCGCCCGTACAGCGTCGACCAATCAACAGTCTTGCCGCCCGGCCACAGGCTCATATCGAGCCATCCGCCGGTGTTCTCATCCATGCGCGCGCAGTGGTAGCGGGTGAACTCGGAGCGCCCCATCGGGCTGCGCTTCATGGTGTTCCATGAGCGGCGCAGGCTCGCTATGTCCGGCTGTCCGAACTCCATTCCGGGGTTCGCCTTCGGCCACGTGCCCTCATCCGAAATGGCGTCTGAGCCGTCGAGGCCGTACAGCGCGGCGAATAGCGCGTCATCCTCCGTCTCGCCGGAAAGCACGGCCTCTGCCTGTTTCACCAACTCGGCGTAGTGGTTCTCCGGGTTAGAGCCTGGCGTCGAGATGATCACCCCGAGCGACTCGCGCCGCTTGGCACCGGTGGTGAGCAACTTCGTGAGGAAGCGGCCTTTGAACTCTGCCGCTTCGTCCGCGATCCACAGCGACGGATTCAAACCGTCGAGCGCCCGCTCGAGCGCCGGTAGCGCCGTCATCTCACAGTCAGCCGACGGCCTCACGATCCGGTTGAACCTGACGAGCGTGCCGGGTTCCTCGAGGCGGAGCGCCATTTGCCGCGCAGTGTCGAGACAAATGCCCGCTTGGTCTTCGTTGTTGGCAATGACGTGTACCCGGCGTCCCTCGCCGGTGAGCAAGTCGTACAGCGCCATCCCTGCCATGAGCGTTGTCTTGCCGTTGCCGCGCGCCACTTGCCCGAGCGCCAGGCGGAACCGCCGACGGCCATCCTCGGCGCGCCGCCAGCCGACCAGGTTGCCGGTGAAGAACAGCTGCCACGGGTGCAACTCAAACGCCTTGCCGGTGTCCTCGCCGACGAGCGGCAGCCGGGCGAAGAAGTCGCGCACGTCGGCGATCGCCTCATTGTCGAGCACCAAGTCGGGGCGCTCGAGGTCGGCCATGAAGCGCTTGGCCATCGCGTAAATCCATTTCCCGGACGGTGTTCGGCCACTCAATACGCTCTCGGCGTACTCGATCAAATCAGAGGTCGGATCAAGTTTAGAGGCCATACGGCATTTTTTGACGTGGTACCGGGCGCTACGTCGGCATAGGGGTCAAAAAGGGCTACCCCCCCCCCTAAAAAATGTGGATAACTTGGGGATAACTATGGCCGACGATGGCGGGCATCATGGCACGCATTGCAGAGCGAAGCGCAGTTCGATTCATCGTAAACCCTTGTGGAATCTACACTTCGAGGCACGATGTGATGGATGCACTGAGCCAGTGCGCCACAGTCGACACACAGTGGGTTGCGCTGCATGTAACGCTTTCGCCAGTGCCACCAATCCCAGCCAAGGTGAATGCCCTTCTCTGATTGGGTCTGTGCTCGAGCATTAAACGCTCGGCCCGGTACTTGATGGCGGAAACGCTGCATTGCGGGCATCCACGATCTGCTGTGCGAGCGCCGGTAGGTCGCTCAGACGCACAACCACTAGCCAAGGCTTGAACGACGATCGGCACACCACGATAGGGGTGCGCTTCGTCTTCGTGCTGTCACGGATGGCCTGATCCATGAACAAGTACGGGTTCAGTCGTTCGGTGCGCTTGACCTCAATGTGCAGCCCTGGCGCGTACTCACAGGTGACGTCCGCGCAGCCTGAGCGCCCTGTGTACTGGATCGTCCTGCGGCATTCCCCGATGAGCTGAGCCAGCGCATCCGCTGCCTCAAGTTCGGCTGCCGCACCCTTTGTGCGTGAGTTGATCGGCATGCGCGCAGTTTATCTGCTCTAGAGAGCCTTTGCAGGTCTACATATGCATCTATGCATACATTTCTGCATATTCTGAAAGTAGACCTAAAAAAGACTTGAAATCGCAGATTCCTTCCCGTTACACTTTGCGGCGCTCTGCTGCAGCGACGCGCCTTGTGTAACGGGTCAATCTGCGGCTTTCTTCTTCTTCGGTGGCGCGGGATTCCAAACGTCGGACGGGTCTAGACCGTCCTGCGGGTCATGCCAAACGCGCGGTGGATTGACGTGCACGACCTTTGGAGCGACCGCTGGCCACGAGCGACAGCGAGCCTGCATCGTCACGCAACCCTCTGTCTCATGGCGCAGGAATACAACGTGAGAATCGGTCGCGCGCCCGATCGACCCAGCGCCCGCGCCTACGTCCATCGTCTCTTTGCCTGACTGATTGCCCTTGGTGCTGTGGTGCACAAGGATCGTCGCAGCGTCCGACACGTCCGCGATGCCGTCGATGTGGTTGTACAGGGCGGTCATGTCAGAATTGCTGTTCTCGTCTGACCCCTTCGGGATGAAGCGGTAGAAGGCGTCGATAACCACCAGGTCGTACGCTCCACGGCCTGCCGACCGCATGGTGGCCTCGAGGTCCTCTACAGACCCCCTAGAACCGCGTATGAAGGCCACGTCGACCGTCCGCGCCAGTTGCTGCTTGTCGAGGCCATCCTGCCAAGCGACGCGCCACAGGCGATTCAGCGCGGTTTCCGGGTGTAGCTCATTGTCGATCAGGAGGATGCGCCCTGGCTGGCACTTGTGCCCACACCAAACGGCACCTCGCACCATGGCAGAGATGAGGCTGTAGACCATCCATGTCTTGCCGGTCTTGGGAGCGGCGATCCAATTGCAGACCTCGCCGCGGCGGATCAGACCGTCGACAAGCGGTTTTCTCAGCGGTGGCTCACGCTCCGGGAGGATGAGCGGCTCGATACGGAATGTTCGGGGTGCTTCCATTGTTGCAATCCATAGAAAGAGGGCCAGCGACCGGGTGCAGCCGCTGGCCCTCCGGGCGAAGATGCCTGATATCAGAGCGGGATTTCGTCTTCTTCGATGCCTGAGTGGCCCTTGTTGACGCCGGTGATGAGAAACTCGGTTTCTCCGTCGTTCTTCATCCAGGGCTTCACGAACACGGTGACGTTCTGACCCTTCACGAGCGGGTCGATCGCCGAAATGACCTTCTCATCGAAGCAGGGGAAGCGCTGGCCATCGGCAAGCTTGAGGCTCGCCATAGGCTTGCCGTTGTCCCTGATCTTGACATCCCAGAATGCGACCTTGCCGGTGATGCCCTGTCCTGTTGGTTTCGGCGCTCGTGCCGCCACTGTTGGCGGTGCTTGCTTGCCGCCCTTCTCGATGCGGTCGGCCATCGCGCGGAGCGCGGCCACGATTTCACTTGACGTCATTTGACCCTTCCTCTCGCGCCTTGAGGCGCTGTTGCAGTGTTTCAATGATCTGTTCCGCCATACGGAGTTTATCGGCTGCCGTGTTGAGCATGTGTACGGTGCGATGCGTTCGAGTGCATCCACCCTCCACCATTCGCGCCCGCAGCCTCAGCGCGTCGATGAAGTCATCTGCGTCGGGTGTCCGCTCGATCCGGACATCCTCGAAGGATGACGTGCCAGCCGCGCGCGCGCCCTCGAGTGAATGACGGAAGACGTCGCTGGTCTTCAGCAAATTCTTGGCTCGAGCGGTGGTTTGAGAGATGTTGTCAGGGCCTGGGAATCCGCTCATCGCTTCGCCTCCTTCTTGTCGGCGGGGAAAAGGTCATAGCGGATCAGCTCGTCAAGGATCGCCCCAAACCTCGACTCGATTGCGTAGTGGTCAACCAGCACAACGCAATTCCGATGAGCACCGTCAAGCGTCAGCGTCTCCCAGTTAAGTCTGATCCCGACGGAACCAATCGTCTCAACCTTGATGCCGTTCGCATCAAGTCCGAGCTGGTATCTCAGATGATCGGCGTGTCTTTGGGTAGCCGCGATGACAT